CAGCATTAAAAACATCTGACACACTTGTAACAACACTAGACGATAGACTATATAAAGGCGGTAAGTTCTTATTCGGTGGTGTTCGTGATACTAGAATTATTACATTTACAGGAACTAACGCTACAGGTTCTATCATTACTAACGACCTAGAATATGGTTATAACTCTGTGCTTACTCTTATTAGACCTTCTGTAGACAATGGTTCTGCAAGCGTTTCTGTGGCTTCCAGACGTATGTTAGATGATACTATTACATACGGAACAGCAGTTACAGCAAGTCAAGAAGATAGATGTTCTGTAAGAAGTGCAGGTCGTTATCATAGAATAGCTTTAACACCTACAGGTGCTAACTGGTCATCTGCAATTGGTATGGATATAGAATACTCTGAACAAGGAACTAGATAATGGCACGTAGTGATATGTACCGTAAATTACCTTGGACAGGTGGTGATGCTAGAAGTGTAGCTGAAATTGTAAACAATCTTGTAGAAGGTAAGTCTAACAATACAGGTGATATTACTTTAGTAGCAGGTGGTGCATCATCTACAACTATCTATGATGAACGTATAGGTTATAACTCTTATATTGGGCTAGAACCTAAAACACAAACGTCAGCTAGTACATATTTTCCATACGGTGCGTTTCAAGATACGACTGACCAAAGTATAGCCACTATAACAGCTACAGCAAACATTAGTCTTGATACTACAGATTATTCCTTAGGCACAAGTTTAGTAGATGGATATAAAATAAAAGTAGACTATTCTGGTCTTTATAATGTTCAGTTTAGTATTCAGTTTGCTAATGATGATTCACAAATACAAGACGTAGATATATGGTTTAAAAAGAATGGTTCAGACGTTGCAGGTTCTAACAGTAAGTTTTCTGTAGATGATAAACATGGTAGCGTTAAAGGTCACCTTATTGCATCATTAAACTTTAACATAGAGCTTGCTAAAGACGACTATGTAAGTTTAGCATGGGCTACAAGCTCTAAATTAGTTACAGTAGAACATTTAGCAGCACAAACAACACCTACTAGACCTGCAACACCTAGTGCTATTGTTACTATTCAGTATTTAAGTGCTAATTCATTTACGACTAACTTATTTACAGAGCCTTATATTAGCTCACAAATTAATGGACAAGCAACTATCAGTCACCCTGCAAATACAGGCACGAATAAGGTATATCGTTATATAATAGTAGGATGATTTTACACTACATACCTAAAGACCAGCTTAGGACTCATTGGGAGTTTATTAAACATGGTCTTGAAATAGTCAGAAGCAAAGGTCATCCTGAGTGGTTAGCAGAAGATGTCTATTGTGACTGTTATGAACAGCGTTCTATGGTATTTCTAGCAGTAACCGATAACAAACCTTATGGCTTTGTAGTATTACAGCCTATGGGAAATACAATTCATGTATGGGCAGCATGGTCATCACTTAATGACGATTTATTATTAACACAAGCATTTCAAGAAATACAAGCAATAGCAAAACAAGGCAGTAAAACAAGAATTACTTTTACATCTCAAAGACGTGGCTGGGATAAAAAAGCTCTACAAATGGGTTTTAAACCTTCAACATGGGAATTTACACTTTAAGGAAAGCAACATGAAATTATTTGGTTACGATTTAGGACATAACAATTCATTTAAAGATAAAATGTATTGGCTTATTACAGGGTTTATGACTCATAATGGGTTTATGTTATGGGGTGGTTCTCCAAAACCTAGACAAGAAACGACTACTTCTGGTATTGACCCAAGCATGAGACCTTATGTTGAAAGAGGTTTATCAGAAGCTCAAAAACTATATGAAACATATACACCACAATACTATGGTGGTCAAACTTATGTAAGTCCATCTTCACAAACTGAGTCTGCACTTACTATGGCAGAACAACAAGCAAGAGCAGGTAGCCCTCTTATTAACCAAGCATTAGCTCAACAACAAGGTGCTGTAAGTGGTCAATACTTAGGTGCTAACCCATTTTTAGAAGCAGCATTAAGACCAGGACAACAAGCAGCTACACAAGCATATCAACAAGCTATTAGTGGCACTCGTAGCCAAGCAGCAGGAGCAGGTCGTTATGGTTCAGGCGCACAAAACCAACTAGAGTCATTATCACAACAAAATTTAGCTAATGCTTTAGCAGGTCAAGCGGGTCAAGCAGCATATCAAAACTATGCTTCAGAACGTGGCTTACAAGAACAAGCAGCTAGATTTGCACCTCAAATGGCTCAAGCAGCTTATCAGCCTATTAACCAATTATTACAAACTGGTCAAGCTCGTGAAGATTATTCTCAAAAAGCATTGCAAGCTGAACTAGACCGCTTTAACTTCCAACAAAACTTACCATACCAAAGACTTGCACAATTTACGTCTACAGTAGCCGGTCAACCATTAACTACTACATCAACAACAACAGGTAGTGGTGGTGGCAAGATTGTATGTACCGCTATGAATGCTGAATATGGTTTTGGTAGCTTCCGTAACGCTATCTGGTTAGCTCAGTCTAAAGACTTAGACCCAGCATACGAAAAAGGTTATCACACTCTATTCTTACCATTAGTAAACTATGCTTACAAAGCAGGTGAAAAGAATGCCCTACAACGCATTTTAAGGGGTGTTTTAGAGCATATCGCAAGACATAGGACTGCTGATATATGGAAACAAAAAAGAGGTAAAACTAGAGACAATACTGGCATGATTTATCGTGCTATCTTAGAACCAATTTGCTATGTAGTAGGAAAGGTAGGCAGATAATGAGTGACCCAATAACAGCAACAATGGTAGGTGCAGGCGTAAGCGGCGGTACATCTTTACTTAGAGGTAAAAGTTTAGGTTCTTCTTTACAAAATGCAGCTTTAGGTGGTGCATTAGGTGGTGCAGGCAGCTATCTAGGTGGTGCTATGGGTGGTGCAGGTGGCTCTAAAGTTTTAAATCAAGGAATAGTTCCTGGACCAATTCCTAGTGTGCCAACTACATTTATGAATGAAAATATACCAGCCTTTATGACAAGCGAAGCTGGTAGAAATGCAGCAGCATTTAACCCAAGCTCATATGCTACTCAAGGATTTACAGATGGTGTATTAAATCAATATGCTCCAAATTTTGCAGATATTACTAGAGGACAGTCTGCAGACTTTACAGGTGGTGGATATGGACCAGGCTTTTTTGATAATTTAGGTAGTTCAGCTATAAATGCAGTTAAAACTAATCCATTTCAAGCAGCAGGACTAGGTATGAATGTATATGACAGAATGACTCCATCACAAGCTCCATTACAACCATCTCCAATGCTAAACGCACAACAACTTATGGGTCAACAAGGTGCTGTGCCTACTCCACAGTTTAATAGTTTATTACAACCATCAAGACGACCAATTTTAATAGGATAAATCATGGCAATATTTGATAACAACCCAATTTCAGCACTTACTAATCCAGTTACATCTGGTATTGGTGGTTTGTTTGAAGGCATGACACCTTTTGGTAGCACTATACCTGGTGGCATATTAAAAGACGAAGATGAAGCTAAATTACGTAATCAAGCATTAATACAAGGATTATTAGGAACTGCTGCTACATATCTCGCTACGCCTAAAAACTTAAATGCAGGCTCACCATTGCCATACATAGGTAAAGCTGTTTTAGGTGGTATGGGTGCATCTCAAGACGTAATAGATAGAGCTATCAGAGCAAAATTATTATCTGGTAGAGATGATAACTTATATAACGTAGATGGTGCTTTGGTAGATAAAGCTGGTAAAGTTATATATCAATCACCAACAAAACAACAAAAAAGAGATACTGCTGTCGTAGATGGAGTTGTTGTTGATGTTAATACAGGGGAAGCAGTATATACATCTCCTAAACAACAAAAACTTAATACAGATGTTATTGATGTAGGCGGTAAAAAAATTCTTATTAATAAAGATACTGGCGAAGCAATACAAGAATATAAAACTACTACTCAACCAAAAGATATAAATTATACAATACAAACTGATGCAAGTGGTCAAGCTGTTTATGTTCCAAATGTTCCTGGAGCACAAACATTAGATATGCAAGGCAGACCAACAACATATAAACCAGCACTTTCACCAGACCAAGCAAAAAGACAAGAAAAATTAGAAAAAGCAAAAGAAATTCCAGATTTGCTTAAAGAAGCTGAATTATTACTACCTAAAGCTACAGGAAGTGGTCTTGGAGCAGTTAGAGATATTGCAGCAGCTACCGTTGGTCAATCTACAGAAGGAGCTAAAAATCTTGCAGGACTAAAATATATTCAATCTCAACTTATTTTAAAAATGCCTAGACTTGAAGGTCCACAAGGCGTACTTGACTTGAAATTATATGAATCAGCAGCAGCAGATATTGGAAATCCTTATGTTCCAGCAGAAACTAAAAAAGCTGCATTAGATACAATTAAACGTCTTAGCACTAAATATGATATTAATGAAACAACAAATCAACCTACTCAACAAACTAATGTACAAGCACCTACTAGCGGATTTAAAGAGGGTGCAAAAACTAAATCAAAGAGTGGTAAGCCAATGATATTTAGAAACGGTCAATGGGAGTATGAATAATGGCAGCAGTTCCTTTAGAAGACTTGCCTAGTAATTTAGTTCCTGCAAGTGATTTACCTAGCAATATAGTTCCTGAAGATGACCTACCTACATCTATTCTTAAAAAAGAAAGAAGCATGACAGAAAAGATAGGTCGTGGTTTAAGTTCAGTTGCTAGAGGTGCTGCAGTTCCACTAACAGGTGCAGCAGCAGGTGGTGCTTTAGCAGGTCCAGCAGGTGCAGTTGCAGGTTCACTAGCTTTACCAGCAGCAGAATTACTTACAACAGGCATTAATGCTTTATTACCTGATAAATATGATATTCCTTCACCTACCGCACAAGTAGAAAAAGGTTTAACTAGACTAGGTTTCCCAAAACCTGAAACACAAACAGAAAGAGCATTACAAGTTGGTGGTAGTGCATTAGGTGGTGTAGGCGGTCAAGTAAATGCATTAGGTACATTAGCAAAAACAGCAACAAGCCCTGTTGGTCGTGGTATTGCACAAACATTATCACAACAACCTGTAAGACAAGTTGCAGCAGCATTACCTGTAGGTGCTACATCACAATATGTTGCAGAAGAAACAGGTAGTCCTACACTAGGTATGGCAGCAGGTATTGCAGCAGGTATACCATTTGCTATCGGTGCTAAAGGAACGCTACAAGCTCCTACTGTTCAAGAGTTAAAAGGACAAGCTGGTCAACAATACAAGTTTGCTGAAGATGTAGGTGCAGTATTTAAAAAGAATTCTTATAACCAATTTGCTAACAAAATAGAATCAACATTAACTAAAGAAGGTTTAGATAAAACATTACAACCTAGAGTATTTGCAGCATTAGAAAGAATTAAAGATACTAAAAACTCTAATGTAACGCTTGAAAACATGGAAATATTAAGACGTATTGGGCAATCTGCAGGTTCTAGTATAGACGCATCTGAAAGACGTTTAGCAAGTATTTTAGTAGATAACCTAGATGACTTTGTGGAAAATGCTCAACCTAGTCAATTAGCTAAAGGTTCATCTGAAGCTGTTAGAGCTTTAACAGATGCTAGAGAATTATGGAAACGTGCTAAAAAAACAGAAATTATTGATGACTTAGTAGCAAGTGCAGAATTACGTGCAGAAGCAAATTATAGTCAATCTGGTGTAGAAAATGCCTTAAGACGTAAATTAGTTAATCTTGCAGATAATCCTAAAAAACTAAGAGCATTTAGTAAAGAAGAGCAAGAATTAATTAAGTCTACAGCTAAAGGCGGTTCAGTACAAAATGCTTTGCGTTTATTAGGAAAATTAGCACCAACAGGCGTAATATCTGGAGGAGTATCTGTAGGTGGCGGAGCTTTGCTTGCTGGAACTCCTGGTGCAGTTGTTGTTCCTGTTATAGGAAGTTTAGCTAGAAAAGGTGCAGAACAATTAGGTTTGCGTAATATAGAGCAATTGCGTAACAGACTTGCTACAGGCAATGCTCCTATCCCACAAATATCTACTAGAGGTCTTATCGGTGCTAGAGAAGTTGCAGCACCATTTATCAATCCTATAACAGGTTTATTATCAGAGGAACAGTAATGGTAAAGTCAGACGTAGAATCACGTTTAAGTACGCATGAAGAAGTTTGTGCGTTACGTTATGAGCAAATAAACGCAAGACTCAAACGCCTAGAGCAAATACTTTTAGGTACAGCAGGTTTCGTTATTGTATTTTTATTGACACACTTCACAAAATGACATTTATTACAGAGAACAATATAGCAAACCTATATTCAGCTCTGATAGAAATGCCCATATTTGACGAGTATAAACTACCACCTGCATCTAAAGTAGACTTCGTAGTATTGCATGACGATACTATATGTGGACAATATGAACCACCAGAACAAGGTGAACCTCATGTTATCACTATATCTACTGCACGTCATTCTCATTTGTATCCTGTCTTAATGACTCTATGCCATGAGATTATCCACATGTGCGTATATTTAGATTCACCTAAAACAGAACAGTATGCTAGTCACAAAGGTTTATTCTTAAAACTACAAAAGCGTGTAGCCAAGATGTATGGCTTTGACCCTAAAGAATTATAAGGAGAATATCATAGACCCAATTACCATATTAGCAGCATTAGGACCATTAGCAGTAGACTTAGGTAAATCACTTATTAATCGCTTTATAGCACCTGACCAATTCAAGCCAGCTACTATAGAACAATATACTCAAATGAAACAAATTGACTTAGAGTTCTTTAAAGTTATGAATGAAGCTGGTGGTGGTAATCCATCATACCCTTGGGTAGAAGCTATCATAAGACTTATGAGACCTGTTATAGGTCTGCTTGTGCTTTCTACATGGGTTATTATGCACCTTAACGGTACAGCAACACCTGAAGTAGATAACTTTGCTAGTGCTGTTGGCTTCTACTTATTTGGTGAACGTTCATTACTACACATTAAAAAAAGTGCTAAATGATATTCTTAAACATACTTAATTTTATCGGCTTATCCATACTTAAACTTATTGTAGTAGGATTGTTATTTATAATCATGGGTATTGCTTTAGTATTTATTGCAGTTATGGATTACTTAACTCGTGCATTGGAATATATTAATTCATATGTTAATTGAAGTAAAAAGGTTTGAATTTAAAGATACACATACTATAGGCAAGATGTATGTAGATGGTGTATATGAGTGTTATACATTAGAAGATGTAGTCAGAAATGGCACTAAAGTATTAGGTAAGACTGCTATCCCTATTGGTGAATATAAACTCATTATAGACGCTTCTGTACGCTTTAAACAGGACATGCCACACATACTAAACGTTCCTGACTTTACAGGTGTTCGTATCCATTCAGGCAACACTTCAGCAGATACAGATGGATGTATATTACTTGGCTCAACATGGGCAGGTAAAGACTTCATAGGTAACTCTAAAATAGCTTATAAGAAGTTCTTTGACAAACTAAAAAAAGCTAAAACAGCTACTATCAAGATATGCTAGATTATCTTATCTGCGATATCCTTTGTGCTATAGACCACTTTAAATATGTATTACTCATGTTAATTATTTATCTAGTATATAATAAAGTATCTCAACTTTAGAGACTACTATGAAAATATTACTTATTGATATAGAAGTAGCACCAAATACTGCTCATGTCTGGGGTATCTTTGACCAAAACATCTCTATAAACCAATTACTAGAATCATCTTACACCCTGTGCTATGCAGCCAAGTGGTACGGTGAATCTAAAATTATGTTTGACTCTATCCAAAAATCTGGCAAACAAAAGATGCTAGACTCTGTGCATAAACTTCTTGACGAAGCTGATGCCATAGTTCACTACAACGGTTCTAGGTTTGACATACCGATACTACACAAAGAGTTCTTACTCTCTGGTATGCCTCCTCCAGCACCTTCCAAACAGATAGATTTACTTCAAGTAGCTCGTAGACAGTTTAGATTTGTTTCTAACAAATTAGACTATGTTGCACAGGCTCTTGGATTAGGTAGCAAGACAGAACATGAAGGTCATGCTTTATGGGTCAAATGTATGAATGATGACCGTAAGGCATGGAAAGTTATGGAAGAGTATAATAAGAATGATGTTATATTACTTGAGAAAGTCTACGATAAATTCAAAGGTTGGATTAAACAACATCCAAATCATAACGCATATTCTGCTGACGTTTGTTGTCCTAATTGTGCTTCACGAAAATTACAATCTCGTGGTACACAAAGAAGTAGGACTGCTATTTATCAACGCTATCAATGTCAAAATTGTGGGTCGTGGGCAAGGTCTGTTAAATCAGAAAAGATTGCCAAAGACTCTTTAGTAAATATATAGGACAATTATGCAACGTTCAGATGTAGAGATTATATGTAATCACATGCTAGGCAGAGTGATTGTATCTTGTGAAGCATTACATGGCGATAGCACTATTGTCATTCAACTAGATGATGATTCACTTATAGAAATATCAGGGGAAGAATTATCCCTCTATTCTGAGCTTACTCCATTAGATGACTGATACCAAGCGTCTATATAGTCTTTTAATCCTTCTATACCATTACCAAGAATAGCAAGTTTATCCTGGGTAACCTTGTAAAAGTTATTTACCTCAGTTCCAGTATCATCACTATACCCATTTATAACTAACACAGTAAACTTATCTTGGTCTGCTAATGCTTTTAACAGTATTTTTTGACCTAGAGATATATCCTCATCTTCACGCTTCCACTCTCCAATAAGAAAGTTTCCACGTCTTTCAAAAACCATGTCAATGTTAGATGGCATAGCTTTTGGATTGTCTAGTATTACACCTTTTAAAAAGCCAAAGTCTGTATGACTAGCATACGCATTACGCATAGCATTAGACACAAATTACAGTACCATTATAAACCTGACAGACGGTTACAGACCCATCAGGTGCTAGTATAGTAGTGGTTTGACCCATAGCTTTTTCTGTTCCCCAAATAGCTAATGCAGCTAATACCACGATAAATACCCAATATATTTTACTCATCATCAAATCTTTCTAAGATAGCTTCCACTTCAGGTGGGTTTACAGCATCTTCGTCTCTAGTAGCTTCTAATAACTTATGCTTATACCAATCAGACTTTTCTAAATCTTGTTGTGGATTATCTTTAAACGGATAACGTAAGTCATATTTTAACTTACAACCTTTAAGATAACCAATATACTCTTCTTTTGTTAAACGACTTTTAATTACATCTATTGCTTCTATACCACCCACTAAGTAATGTGGAGGTCTATTCACCATATCTACCATAACTATCCCCTTAGAAAAAATAAATCAATTAATTGATAACAACCATAAGCAAACCAACCCATACCACCAACAACTAACAACCATACTATTACATCTAATATCTTTTCTGCTCTTCCCATTTACCATACTCCCTACCTACAGTTACAGATACATAATTTCTATTTTTAAATCGTTTATCTAGTTCATTGCTATAAGTCCATTTAGGCAAAGTAAAGTATCCTTGGCTTTCTAAATACTTTAACCTAGTTCTATTAGTTACGCATTCTTGCACAATTTCTTTAATGCTGCAACCAGGATGTGCAGTAATATAGCCAATGATAAATTTTGCTTGTCGTTGGTCGTCTAGTTTAGTGTACATCTTTTACTCCATGCAATTGTTCTATAAGCCTAGCAAATTTAAATATCTTTTCAAGCGTGACAAGTTGGTCACCTTTACCAAATGCTTCTTTATATATCTTAATTATTTCTTCTTGGGTTAGTGGTTTAGAGTCCACCATGTGCCTCCGTTAGTTTCTTACTATCGTATTTAGATAATCCTTTATATTCTTCTACAGGTTCACCAGGAACTAATGGTGTTATCTTAATATGATGCGTTGTATTCTTTAGGTCGTTTAAATATGAAAGCTGATTAGGATGAAATGACCATAAATAAGACTTCTTTAAATCACCAGACCTAACATCAAACTCTTCATAAAGCCATGCTACAGGTTGTTTTTTCATGATTTATCCAATAATAAGGAATATCCTAAAAATCCTATTTCTACATAACCACTTTTTAATGTAATAGAAAAACTTAATGATAATAAATTATCAATGTTTTTGTAAAGCGTTATGTTGCTAAATGGATTATTGTCTTTAATTAATCTCCATGCAACCTCTTGTTCTTTATACTCAGCAAACGGATTGCTAATATTAAATGTAAAATATATCATTAGTAAAATACCATCCTTCCTATGTGTGTTTTTTTCCTTTTACCAAACCATTCTTTCTTTGGCGGTATTGAGTCATCATGGAAATATAAAGCATTTGCAACTGGATTTGCATGTTTATTAAGAACAATCGTATCAATAACCAAAAGTTTAGTTTCCAAATACGCCCTAGTATTAACTTTTGGATGACGTTCATCCGTAACCCCAATAAACTGACCATTAGCATAAACAACAGAGCATACATCACGACCCCAATAACCAGTATGTAACCTATTACGTATGACATTAATCACCCCGACCTTTTCTTCTAGTGTTCTATTATTAACTTCATGGTACACAGCAGTTGCATAACACGCTATATCTAATTCTAAGTTATGTATATCCATTATAAACCTTTAATGATTATCTGGTGTCTAGTAAACCAACACAAGCGTATAATTCTATTATATTGTGCAATTAAGCATAATATATTACTTAAGGATAAATACCATGTGGACAACTCCAGCAGCTACAGAAATGCGTTTTGGCTTTGAAGTAACTATGTACGTAATGAACAAATAGTTATTCATAAATTGGCTTATTGTGTCTATGCCATTCCTTATGGCATAGTTCACATAGCCATCTAACCTCAAAAGGTTTCGTATAATTATCATGGTGTGCCTCAACTTTATAATCTGAATTACATTCAGAACAGCTTGTTTCTTTTATTAACTTTCCATCTCTAACTGCATTTGTTGTTATTACATGTGCAGCATATTTTAATGGGTAATTGTGTTTATAATTTAACAATGCCTGTTTTCTAGCTGCCTTACCATTTTCTGTTTTTAAATAAGTTTTTCTTGCTTCAACTCTATGTGGTAAAAGATTACGTTTTTTATCATAATCCCTTACCGCATCTAAGTTGTTTCCCCTATGTAAATTTACTCTAGTTTTAACACAAACTTTGCATTTGTTTAAATAACCATCTGCCATTTGTGCGTGAGTATAATATTCATTTAATGCTTTTTCTTTATTACAACTACGACATACTTTCATGGTTTACTCCTAATATTAGAAAGGTATGCGTATTATATACCATTTTAGACTATCATGTCTAATACAAAATACTTATCAAAATGGAACGTCTGATAAGTCATCTGCACCTTCAACAGCAGGTTTAAGTCTTTCATCTGTAGCTACCATTGCTACAGCACCAGCAATAAATTTACCATTAGGACCTTTTTTAACCCAACCTGATAAAGTAAATTCAATACCATCTACATTTAACTTTCCTCTATAGTCTGGTCGTTTAGGATTATCCCCTTTGTCGTTCTTGTTTAACGTAAACGTGTTTGTTTTGTCATACTCAGCCATATACTACTCCTTAAGTTTTAAAATTGTTTGTTCTACTTCGTCTAAGAACTTTACTACTTCTGCTTCTAATTCTGCTATGTAAGTATCATCCCTGTCAACCCTTGCTACAAATAACTGTAGTTCTTCAGGGAAATTAGGATTATAACTTACAAAGTCTACCCACTTAGCACCGGTGCAAGCTAATTGCCATTGCATCTGTGGTATGTATTTACTAGGAACTGACTTACTCATAAGCGTATTAGTATGGGTAGTTTCTATAGGGCATTTAATTTCTATAAGACCTGCATATTTACCTTCTTCTTCTGCATTTACAGCTCCGTCAGGACTAGCACCACTATTCTTAATAACAGGATGGTCAAAGAAACCTACCTCAGTCACAGATACACCTCTAGTTCGCATATAAAGCTCCCTAGCAGCACTTTCTCGTTCAATACCATCTAGCATAGCCTGATTAACAAAACTATCGCCTTTCTTGCCTGTAATACGTTCTGATACTAATTGGACAAGGTAATTTTGACGAGATGTAGATACGCCTGTTTTAGTCTTGGCGATAACATCCGATATTCTGGATGCTGTCACCTTGCCTAATCTTTGCTGAAACCACTCTTCTGTGCGTTGTTCTATCATAGAAAGTCCTTGCTAGATACTGCCTTTGGAGCTGGTTGTTCTGACTCTGGAATATCCTCACCGCTATAGATGTAAAGACCAATGCCATGTAATGCAATAGCTTTAGCTAAACAACGCTGCATAGCTGTATTAACTGCCATAGCATCAGGGTTAGGTATAGCTTGGTTTCTAAAGTTAAGCACAGGTAATTGTGCAGTCATAGACTTACCAAACGCATGGACTGTGCAGAATACCATGAGTGTTTCACCAAACTGTTTAGGCTCGCCATAAGTCCATGTAGCAGTTGGGTCTTGCTGTAAAAGAGTATCTACAGCCCAAGCCCATGATAAGTATGATAGACCATTCTTTTTCTCAATGTGGTCTGATACGTTAATCTTACGTAGTTCGTTATAGTTCATCTTTGCTCTCTCCTCTTGTTGATGTTGTTCCATCATCACTTGGTGGTAATGTTGTTGTTGTGACATTTGCTCTCTCCCATTTGTCGTTATCTAGTTTAAGTTCGTCATTCAATCGTTTAAGAATATCTGCTATGTGTTCTAATTTTGTAGACATAACATCCCCACTATAATTAAAACTAATATGACAGTCAAGATATTTGTTGTTATATGTTCTTGATGTTCCGTATCGTCATGTTTATAGTCAACACCATATCTTTCACGATAACTTCTAGGTGTTTTATAATCCCATTGGTTATACCAGGTATTATGTCTATCCTTTTCCCATCCAAATTTATCCATTATATAGCTCCTGCTAACTTACCCATGATTTGCAAGCAAAGCCACACATAAGCCCAAAATGCTACTGATAATACTATCATTGTTGAAATTTTCATGTCTCTCTCCTAAAGTTGACAAACGAACTTTAAACTCATAAAAAACACCTGTCAAGTATTTTCTATAAA